CATGTCCAGTTGGTATCCGCATTGCGGACCAGGCGCTTTGTGACAAGATCCTCATGGCAGATCACCAGGGTATCGACGGCCTGGGTGTAATCAAGCTCGTCCAGCATCGCAGCCGTCAGGCCGGTTGCTGTGATGTAGTCGTTGCCAGATCCGTTGATATTCGTCTGCAAAACGCCAGCCTTGTAGACATAAATTCGGCCAGCAACAAAGACGAGCAAGTAAGAGTCAGTCGTTGAAAACTCAAACGGGATCAGCTTGAAATTGGTAAACCCCGTGAGGTCATCGATAAACTTTAGTCCATCGCGGCGGCGCAGCCCGCCCTGCGGCTGGATCACAACATTCTTCGCCCGCTCCAAACCATTCTGGTATTGAGCAAGATCTGCCCGGCCACGCAGTAACGGATCAAGCTCACCGCTTGTGAAATTAGTGCTGAATCGGACAATCCGCATTAGTCGCGCACCTGGACAAGAGAATGATCGTCGATCGTTTTGGTAAGCTGGCCACGGCTATCGATGTTGACCGCCTCGCGGAACAAGCCACCGCGCCCGTTCTCGCCAGGAGATCCGAATGTGATCCCCCGAAAATACTCCATCTTGGATTGCTGATCGGTAATTACCAGGGCAAGCTCTGCCGCCATCGCCATCCGCACCAGGCGCACGAAATAAGGCGGCATCAGAGATTCCGAAACCGTTTCCTGGTAATCGATATAAACCGTTTCCAGGTTCGTATAGAGTTGAGACCCGTAGATCTCCCAGCCGTAATTGATAGGCCGCGCCGCATCGCTGCTGCTGCTGAAAACAGCCAGCACGCCGGTAAGCATGTTGCCCGGTAGCTGGTACGCATATTTCCATTCATTGATCGGCGCCGTTGCCAGGCGGGAAACCTGGACCTTACGCAGCGACCAAGACCAGGGATAGCGGCTAAGAAGGGTATCGCGCAGATCCGGATAAAGCCGAGAACATGCAAGAGCCGAAGGCGTGCCTTCCGCGAAAGACGAGATAACGCTGGCACCCAGCATCACCAGCGCGTCAGAACAAATCGAAACGTCAGTATCGCCAGCGGCCATTTTGTCACCTCATCGTAAGGAGAGGGGCGACCGAAGCCGCCCCACCCATATTAGTCGCCGTCAGTTGCGGCCAACGTGGTGCCGTCTGCCACATCGACAACGCCGCCAGAGTTGCTGAGAACCTGGGTCAGCGTGCAAACCGCGGTGCTTCCGGTCGAGGTAACACAATAGATCAGGTCGCCAACCTCAAGGCTGTTGGCCAGATCATTGAAATAACCTGCCGTGTTCACGGTCGCGATCGTGTCCGCTGTTTTGTAAGCGTAAATGCTAGGAGCATTGCCACGCTTTGGGGCTGCTACGGTAGCCCACCCTGCCGAATCAAAAGCCATTGATCAGACCTCCTTACGCTTCGGTGCAGGAGATCTTAACGATCCCCTCATCATCGATCGCAACCGCGCCAGCCGAGAACATCGAGGAAACCAGATAGCTGGTCTTTTCCGGGATGTAATTGACTTCGGTCTTTTGCGCCATCGATTCAGCGTAACCGACCGAATCCATGTGCCAGGCAAAGCAAGTACGGGTCGAAGGCTTAGGAACACCGCCCTCGTCACGATCACCGATCGTGATGAACTTGAAGCCCATGAACGTGTCGATCTCACCGCGAACCAGAGCCTTGACCGATGCGAAATCGCTCGACGTGGTTTCGGTTTCACCCAACAGCGCATCAAGCTGCGATGCGTGCATCAGCATCATGCGGTTTTCGCTCGGGACGTTCTTCTCGTTCAGAGCCTTTGCCGCAGCACGAAGCTTGTCGATATTCATATTCGACGATGCACCGCCAACGCTGGTTGCGACAGTCGAGGCGCCAGACGAAGCATTCAGAGCATCGATAATGATCTGATCCATACGACGAGCAATCGACTTCGAAACCACCTCAACAAGCTCACGGCGCTCGTCAAAGTTAATGTGCGATTGGTGGAAGATATCCGAATATTCAGCAGCAATGTAATTTTCCATCGTCGCCGTGATCTGCGAGTAGGTCACGTTGAGAGGAGTTACATCCGACTGAGGTACGCGGACAGTTGCAACACCCTTACCGATTTTCGGGAATTTGACAGTGTTGCCTTGAACGCCGGTACGCATACGGGTTGTCCCCCGCAATACGGACTCGGCTTGATACGCTTGTTTAACCTCCGATTCAAAGAGGGTCACAAACGCCGTGGTGACGTTCTGCGCCATAGCAGAAACCTCCATTCAGGTTTTCGACCAAGACGCGATCCGTTATCCAGAATCGGGCGGTTCGCTTGCGCGTTGTGGCCGC